CAAGCACCCAAAAAACGCGCCTTCAAGCCTAATCAAGCAAGCCCAAAGAGATGCCCCTCAAAAGCCCCTAGATGCCCCGTAGAAGCCCGAACAGCCAACCGAGAAGCCCGAAGCCCCGAAGCCTTAAACCCCTCGGCAGATAGTCACCCAACACAAACCCCGAAGGCTTACCGAACAAGTGTTCGAATACTAAATCGGACGGGGGGCTCCGCCCCCTGCGACCCCCAAAAGCGCGAATGCGCTCGTTCCTCGCGCTCATCATTCGCCAAAAAACTTCGTGGTCGCTATGGCGACCCCAGTGCTTGTTATAGCCCCTGGCTATAGGTATACACTATCGCCTAAAATTATTTTTCCAGTATTTAGGCTCCAGTGTATCGATATGTCCGTATTGGTAGTATATTTCTAGTGACTTCCGTCACATTCGGTATATACTACCGTTCGGTTTTTGTATTTGAACGGGTTAGTATATATGTAACGATAAACGAACGACAGCAACGTAGTGAGTTTATCTGACTGTGAGTGGGTGGCTAAGACAGACCGTAAGGGCTGGCTTTGATTGCCAGCCACGAACACACGAGGGGTTAGCGAGGTGCTGAAAGCACCGAGCGATAAAGGGGATTTATTACGGAGGGTTTATATGGCTGCCAAGGGTGGTAAAGAACATCACAATGTGGTGGCACTAAAAGAGGCTAAGGCCAAAGTATTAGAATTTATCAAGCAAGGTTTAGACTTGCAGGATGCAATCGCCAGGGCTGATAGAAAGCCCGATGTCATGAAAGACTGGCGCAAAGACGAGCAGTTCATGGCCGCCCTAGAAAAGGCGCGAACTGAGGGAGAGAAAACCCTCTCTATCGTCACAGGGGACGCTAAGTTTAAGATAGGGTTTGAGGAGTTCTCGAAGGAGTTCCTAGGAAGCCCCATCTTTGACCATCACCGCTCTTGGATTGATATCCTTGAGGGCCGTGAGCCAAGTTACATCCATGACAGCATGGTATATGAGCCTGCCTCAGGCAAACGGCTTCTGATAAACGTACCCCCCGAGCATGCCAAGTCTACCGTTATCACGGTCAACTACTGTGTCTATCGCATTGCCATGGACCCCAACATCAAGATTACCATCGTCTCAAAGACTCAAGAGCGCGCCAAAGAATACTTATACTCAATCAAGCAGCGCCTGTCTCATGAGCGGTGGGCTAAGATGCAAGCCGTCTATGGTTCTGTCGGAGGATGGAAAGAGGATGCAGATACCTGGAAAGCAGACCGCATCTACCTCAGCCGTGACTCCACCGAAAAGGACCCGACTGTTCAGGCACTTGGTGTGGGTGGTCAAATCACTGGTGCTCGTTCTAACCTTATCATTCTTGACGACGTTGTTACTACATCAAACGCTCATGAATGGGAAAAGCAACTGTTGTGGTTGCAGCGAGATGTAATTACTCGTCTGGGTGATTCTGGTAAGTTGCTGATTGTGGGCACACGTATTGCCTCAAATGATTTATATCGAGAGATTCGCAATCCTGACCACTGGACGGGTGGCAAGACACCGTTTACATACATGTCAATGCCAGCAGTATTGGAGTATAACGATGACCCAGAAAAATGGACTACCCTTTGGCCAAAGTCTAATATCCCATGGGAGGGTTCAGATGACAGCATCCTTCCCGATGAAGACGGTCTTTATCCTAAATGGAATGGGCCAGCACTGTTTCGTAGACGTTCAGAGGTCTCTCCTTCTGCTTGGGCACTTGTTTATCAACAGCAAGACGTCCAAGAAGATTCAATCTTTCCCCCTGCATGTGTCCAAGGTTCTGTCAATAGGATGCGCAAAAGAGGGATTCTAAAGCCTGGAACTCCTGGTCATCCCAGTGAGCAAGGTCAGTGGTACACCATCATGGGCTTAGACCCCGCGATGGCTGGTAATACCGCTGCTGTTATTATGACGGTTGACCGTCAGACTAGAAAACGCTACATCCTTGATGTAGAGAATATGCAAGAGCCTACTCCTCAAAAGATTCAACAATTGATTGAGGACTGGGTTGGTAAGTATCATCCTCAAGAACTACGTATTGAGACTAACGCTCATCAGAAGGCTTATGCTTTAGATGAAGTCTTGCGTAATTTTCTTGCCTCGGCTGGTGTAAGATTCTCAAGCCAGTTCACTGGTAGGAACAAATGGGATACTGGTTTCGGTGTGGCTGCTATGTCAGGCCTGTTTGGGACTATGCGTTCTAATGTACATCAAGATGATAACTTAATTGAACTTCCATCTCAAGATGGTTCAGAAGGTGTCAAGGCTTTAATCCAACAGTTAATTACTTGGAAGCCAGATACTAAGGGTAAGACTGACTGCGTGATGGCATTGTGGTTCTGTGAACTGCGTGCACGTGAAGTAATCAGTACAACACGTATGGGGCAAAGTCACATACCAAACAAGTGGGCAACACCCAAACAACAAGGTAATCGTTACATGATAAATCTAAACGATTACGAATTTGCTCAATACGAATAGGACAACAATGGCAGACATCAAACTCATCGCACGTCGTGTGGAGTCTATGAAGCATCGTGCTTATGAGCGCGATACCCAAATGGCTAACATACTTGCTGTGCGCCAGGGAAAAATGGTCGAGATATTTCCCTGAGGGAATGTCACATGCCATGGTTGCTAACTTTATCGATGTTGCGGCACGCGACTTGGCAGAAGTTCTAGCACCGCTACCTTCTATCAACTGCTCTCCTACAAATGTAACATCAGATAATGCCCGTGAGTTTGCTGACAAGCGCAGCATGATTGCAAACAACTATGTCTATACATCTCGTTTGCAGACTCAGATGTACCCAGGTTCTGACCAGTACTTCTCCTATGGTTTCTTGCCTATACATGTTGAGGCAGACTGGGATAGCAAGTTACCTCGTATCCGCGTAGAAGACCCAACTGGTGTCTACTATGAGCGTGACCGTTTTGGTCGTTTAGTTGCATACGCTAAGCGTTACAACAAGACATTGATTGAACTTGTCAATGAGTTTCCTGAGAATGACCGTGCACTTCTTGGTCAGTTTGGCTATGACCAGAACTTAAACCAAGAGATTGAAATCATCCGCTACATGGATAAAGATTCAATTGTCTTGTATGTTCCTTCACGTAAAGATTTAGTACTTAGTATTGCTGCAAACCCTATGGGTAAGATGACCGTAGTAGTTGCAGAGCGTCCATCTATTGATGGAAAGGCTCGCGGACAGTTTGATGATGTAGTTTTTGTACAACTTGCTCGTGCTCGTTTTGCTAACCTTGCCATGGAAGCGGCTGAAAAGTCTATCCAGGCTCCACTTGTAGTACCTGATGATGTACTTGATATGCCTATGGGCCCAGATGCAATCATTCGTACTACAAATCCTAATGGTGTTGGGCGTGTTCGTTTGGACATTCCCGCTGCTACTTTCCAGGAGCAATCAGCACTCCAATCAGAATTAAGACTTGGTGCTCGATATCCTGAGGGTAGAACTGGAAACATTGACGCTAGTGTTATCACTGGCCAAGGTGTCCAGGCATTGCTTGGTGCTTTCGACTCTCAGATTAAGGCTGGTCAAACAGTTCTTGCTGAGGTGTTGGAAGATGTCATCAAGTTATGTTTCGAAATGGATGAAATCCTTTTCAATGAAAAGAAGACAGTTAGAGGAACCGCGCAAGGAACACCGTACGAGTTAAAGTACATGCCAAGCAAGGACATTAAGGGCGATACTTCTGTAGAAGTCCGATATGGCTTGATGGCTGGATTAGACCCTTCACGCGCTCTAATTTTCTCCCTTCAAGCACTAGGTGCTGATTTAGTATCTAAGGACTTTATTCGTCGCGAGTTGCCATGGAGCGTTAACGTTACTATGGAAGAACAGCGTATCGAGATTGAAAAGATGCGCGAGAATCTTACTGCATCTATTACTGCAAGTGCGCAAGCAATTCCAGCAATGGTCGCACAGGGTCAAGACCCAACTAAGTTAATCCAGAATATTGCCGATGTCATTGAGCGTCGTCGTAAAGGGGAGAGCATAGAGTCTGCTGCGTTGGCAGTGTTTAAGGTGGAAACACCTGAACAGCCTCCGCAGTCGGAGATGGCTCCGCCAGGCACACAAGGCCCAGTTGAGCAAGCGCCCCCGTCCCCAGCGGCTCCTGGACAACCTTCTGGCGGGGCCCCTCAACAAGCCCCAGATTTAGCAACAATGTTAGCAGGACTAGGATAAGGAACTCAAATGGCTACAAGAAAGAAAAAGGTAGTTGACGAAGACTACTCAAAACTAGACCAGTATGCTATCGAGTTACATGAATTTTATAAGTCTTTGCGTAAAGCAGGATTTACAGTTGATAATGCATTGTGGATTTTATCTGCAACAGAGATGCGTCCTGAATGGATGGTATCTGCACCAACACTAGATGATATTAGAAAACACTTAGATGAGGATGAAGACTAATGGCTGTTAATGAAGTAGTCTCAGGCATGGGAGCAAACTCATCTCGTACTGATAAAAATGTATCAGAGCGCGTAGCAAAGATTCAACGCGAAGCAAAGATTCAGAATATGTCAGGTGGTTCTTATGGTGAGCGCGCAGACGTAACTAGCATCGCACAAGGTGCTTCTACAAATGTACCTACACCTGTTATGCCATCAATGCCACAGGGTAATCCTTTGTCAGGTTCAGTTGATGCTGTTAATGCATTCGCTCCTGGTACACAGGGAGTTCCTCTATCAGAGGGTGCAACATATGGTCCTGGCGGAGGACAAGAAGTACTGCCTACACCAGTTGATGCAATTGACCAAGGCTCTGTTCTTGCACGTGCAATGCTGATGGCAAATCCTAACTCACGCCAATTACGTTTGATGGTTGAAGCATATAACGAATTGGGTATTTAGTGGCTAACCCAACATTATCTCCTGCTGCTCAATCACGGTATAACAACCAAGGCGAAACAATGCGCCGTATGGTTGGCATGCAGATGGCTTCTTTGACGCCTGATAAATTTGATAACTTTAATCAGATTACTTCACGCTACCCAAATATGAGCAAAGACCTAGTTATGGCTATGGTTCAACAGGGGCTTAGTGTTAATACACCTGGCATTGGCAAGATTGTTTCAATGGACGGCATTGCACAACTTAAGAATGATGCAATGAATGTTGAAAAGATTAAATCAAGTGTCAAGAAAGACCGTGGAGTTCTAGGTTCTATTGGTGCTGCTTTTGGTAATCTTGTTTATGACCCACTTAAGGGTGCTACTCGTGTAGGTTTTGCTATGCTTCGTCAGCCTTATGACCTTGCAACTACACTAACACGCGACATCTCAGCAGGAAATGCTGGACAGTTCGTAAAAGATTTGGCAACACTTGGTGGAAAGAACACACAGTTTGGTGCTCTTATTGCAGATGCAACTGACTTCAAGGGTGGAGTAAGTACTGGTTCAGGATTCTTTATTGCACCTGAGTCACGCGTTGGCAAAGACCAAGCAAAAGCAATGGGTGCATACGGTAAGATTAACGGTGAGTCATTTACAATTGGTCGTTTTGCAGCCAAGTCGCTAGGTGCTAATCCTGATACCACAGCATACAAAGTAATGTCGGGATTACTTGATGCTACTCTTAACGTTGCTCTAGACCCAAGCACATGGTTTGGCGCTGGCGCTGCTACAAAGGTAATACGCCAAGGTAAGCAGATTTCAAAGTTTAAGGAAGAATTAGGTCCACTATCTAAGGCTGGACAGCAAGCACTACAAGATGAGAAGATTGCATCTGTAGCCAAGGATACTTCTGAACTAGAAGCACTTGCAAAGAAAGAAGCAGCAAAGCAATACAAGCGTCTTAACTCTACTTATCAGAAGACTGCACTAGAAGTTACTACTCTTGAGAAGCAGAAGGCTGCAGTTCTATCTAAGACTGCTGCTAAGATGCTTAATACTGATAAAGATATTTTTGCAAACCTTGCAACAGACCCAACTTCGGCTGCAACTCTTGCACCTAATAAAGTTGCTGAGTGGTTCGTTTATAATCCAAAGGTTCAAACTGGTGAATTAACAACAGCAGTTGATACATTATCTGCTGATATGAAGAACACTGGTGGGTTCTTTGATGGATTTATCATTACAGATGAACTTCCAGAGGCTGGTAAGATTACAGTTGGTGCAAGTGGTCGCGATGAATACGTCATGACTGCTAAAGGCAATGAAGATTTCAAGTTACTTGACCTTGCAGACAATTTTAAGGGTGCATCTCAGGATGAAATCCTAGAAGAGTCTACTCGTCGTGCACAGTTAATCGATAGATTAGAGCAATTGTCTACTGAGACTGGCGATGTTGCAGCAATGCAGGCATTTGATGACCTTGCTCGTGGACTTAAGCAGGATACTGCTAACTTTGAAGGTTTCTTAGGTTCACTTTATTCAGTTGGCGATGAACTTGTAGCAGGCGAAAGCCTTGGCTCGCTCATTGGCCGTGTAGCACAGATTAAAAACCCTGCTGTTATGTCTAAAATTGCAGATGCAGTTACAGACATCTGGAAGGTTGACGGATTTTCGAACATCCGTTCGATTTATGGAGCAGAAGGTGGCTTTGTAGTCACCAATACCAAGCGTCTTGCTGCATCTCGTGCAGAGGTTGCTATGGCTGCTGCAGAAATTGTAGACCCAACTAACCTTGGTCCTAATATTGCTAAGTTGCTTCAATCTATTCAGGATACAGAGACATCTCTTGCTTCCCGTCAGAATCAATTAGATGATATTCTTAACCAGCAAATACAGTTAGATGAACGAATTGCTTACATTTCATCTCTTCGTGAGTTGGCTAACAAAGACCCAGAGATTCTTCGTGAACTTATTAATGACCCTGAGTACAAGGGACTAAGCAAGTTACTCAAGATTGAAACTGAAATTGCAGAGAAGAATGCTCTTCGTGAGCAATTAAGTTCTGAAATTGGTATTGTCGATAACTTTGGTGGCGAAGTTGGTAAAGATTTCTCTAAGCCTTTACAGTTCATGCTTGGTCGTCGTTTTAATCAGATTGCAGAAGTAGTTGCAAAAGAAGATGATGCACTAACTATACACCGTTTCTTCGGTAAGAAGTTAGATGCTGATATTGTAGTTGCATTAACTGCTGCAAAGACACCTGATGATGTACTTAAAGTATTTCTAGAGCACATGGGTGTAGAAGGTGTTGACCCTCGCAATATTAAAGCGTCACTATCACTAGGTCTAAAGGCTCAGGCTGGCAAGATGACAGCAAACCCTCTAGCACGTATGGTTGACCCAATATCGTTTGCACCAGTACGTTACGCAGAAGCGATTGAAAAGTCGTTTAACCGCTTCTATGTACGCGGTACAATGCTTAACCTAGGCGACACATCAGGTCTTGTTAATGGCGTTGAGGACTGGGTAAGTTCTGCAGCGTTTAAGACTGTACTTGGTAAAGAAGGTCAAGAAGCAGTTATTGCTACTATACAGCGTAACTTGTTTAAGGCTACCACTAACCAAGAGCGTGCTGTTGCAATTGAATCAGGTATCACTGAGATTACTGAGCAGATTGGTAAGAAACTTAATTTAACTCCAGAAGAGATTGATATTCTTAAGCGTTCAACTAAGATTTCTGGTAGGGAAGAAGCAATTGAAAAGGCTTACAGCCTAGGCTCAATCGCTGAAAACCGTGTAGCAAACATTGTTAATGCTGGCGGAGAAACAGTTCTACTGCCAGATGCAATCTTGGAACACCAGTTGCTCCGCGATATGATTAATCTTCCTGATAGCAAAGCAGTCTTAAAGACTCTAACTAACTTCCAGGCTAATGCTGTCTATGGTCGCGTACGTCAGGGTAAGGTTCTTGCAGAAGAATTTGGCGATGTATGGCGTACAGCACAGTTGGTATTCCGATTCTCATACATCTTCCGTAACATTGCAGAAATGCAAATGCGTCAATTGTTCTCAGGTCACAATAACTTGATTTCAAGTCCGCTATCATTCCTATCAATGGTGATTGCAAACCCACAAGGCAATGAGTTCCAGAAGTTGGTATCTCGCTGGGGTAAGTATCAATATGATGCGACAGGTCAGATATTCAAGGAATCAGATGCAGAAGCAGAACTAACAGATGCAGTTCGTGCGTACCGTTCACAGATTAATCGCAAGCAGT